GGAAGCCGATAAACTGGACCTGATTAATGAGTTTTATCACCTATCAGGATTCAGAAAATTTGATGCCGAGGAATACTGGCCACCCCGTCCAGCCGACGTCATGGTCACAACTGTAGGCGGCAGAAATCCTAATCATTTGGTCATTTATTTAGGGGGCAATGAGATCATTCACCATAAGCAAGGTGGGCTGTCCAGTAAGGAAATGATGAGGCCAGTGTGGAAGCGGTTTACCTCTTTCATCTTGCGTCATCCTGATGTCCCTGATATGACTACAAAGAAACCCCTAGTGAAGTTGGAGGACATCCTCGATGAGCGATTTGTATAAATACTATGATGATGAGGCTACCGAGGAACGCTGTGGGTTGATCCTCAAGGATGGGCAATCCATAGAGTGTGATAATATTCACCCCGAACCTGAGAAGGGTTTCGAGATAGACCCAGAAGTAATTCTGGAGCACCTCTCCGACCTAAAAGGAACGTGGCATACTCACCCAAAACAGGACTCCAAACTCAGCGGGGAGGATCACCTGTGCTTCACCCAGTGGCCGGACTTAGACCATTTTGTCCTTGGAAATGAAGGCACTACGCTATATAAAGTTCAGGAAGGAGCAGTCATAAATGTTGATCACTTTCCACGGTAAATTGGCGGCTGACTATGGCCCCACTCATGAAATTAAAGCAGGGTCTATCCGAGAGGCGTTGGACGCTCTGTCACGCCAGCTAGGTATTTACTCTGAAATTCCCCTTGACAAACGACCAGTTGTCCGTGTAGCGGGTCACCTGACAGAACAATCATTGGAGAAGAACCCAGAAAAAATAGACGTGCTACCCGCCATCATTGGTGGAGGTGGTATCGCCAAGATCGTAATCGGCAGCCTGCTCATTGTGGCAGGTGCATTAATCCCCGGTGCTCAATTTCTGATTGGCGCTGGTATCGGAATGGTGTTGGGAGGTTTGTCCCAACTATTTCTGAAAGCCCCTTCTCTCTCTCAAGAGGACGACCCTGATGCTTCTCAGTATTTAGGTCTCGGGGATAACACCACGAAGCTCGGAACCATTCGAGCATATAGCATGGGGCGTGTGAAGGTAGTATCTCCCCACGTCATCGCTGTGAACGTGGATTCCAACAACATAGTTAAAGGTGAATTTCCAGTATGACCCTAAGTGCCGAAGCAATTAAAGCCGACCTAGTTCGCGTATCTGATGAACTAGGTATAAAATTAATCACTCGTGGCCAGTACCGTGAGCACGGACAATATTCAGACCATGCCATCGAAAAGAACTTCGGTAATTACCGTGCGGCTCGTAGGGCAGCAGGCCTAGAGCGGCCCCGAGGAGGTCAGCTTGACCTAAATAAACTAGGACGTAGGGTGGATATGGATGCCTACCGCCAGTTCAACATTGAGAAGTCAGATTATTCTGATAAATATCACAAGCCGAAAGGCACTCGCTTCCAAACTATGTTGGTTGCCTCGGATATTCACGATGAAATGTGCGATGACTTCTGGCGTCGCATCTTCATCGATACGGTGAAGAGAACTCAACCCGACACCGTCATCCTCGGCGGAGACGTCTTCGATCTGGCAGAATTTGGACGTTACTCGGTAGACCCTCGGGAGTGGGACATCGTATCTAAGATCGCTTGGGTCCATAAATTCCTAGAGGATATCCGAGAAGCATCAGCGGACACTGAGATTGTATTCATCGAAGGCAACCATGAGCATCGTATGCTCCGCTACCTCACAGACAACGC